AAACGTTGTATTTGCCATAATTATATCCTCCTATTTTTCCGAATACTGTCTATAGGCCGTCGACTATACGCGTCAGTATTCTAATTAATTGTATAGTGATTAATCTATAACTCTTTTTAACAAAGAGTGCAAGGTATCCTGTAGTGAAAAATTGATTTTTGATAGCGCTTAAGTGGCTATCGAAACTTCGGGCTTGGCGTCTTTTTGCTTAAAAAGACGAGTATCTTCTTCAAACTCCTTAGCAATAATGTCTTTGATAGTTTCCTGAATTTTTTTATCGATAGTACCCATATTTAAAGTATATCTACCCTCCTTCAGGTGCTCTTGTTGCCACTCTAGTTCCAAGGACCTTTTCATAGTGTATAGGTCTTGAGTCATTGTTAACCTCCTCATAGGTTATCCATTTTCTCCTAGATGAATCACTAAATCCATCTTTCTCCCAGTTTACGGTATTTTGTCCCAATTTGTCAAGGATTGATTTTTCTATGGATTGAGGGCTATCTTCCGCTGAAACCTTAAATTTAGCGTAGTATCCATAAGCTCGTATCTGTACTAAAAAATCTTTCATATCTCACCTTAGTGTTAAAATGAGGCCGTTTTAAGGCGGCCTCATTAATTAGTTATTACGCACCCTCAACGCCGAAGATACCTCTATAGTCGGATACTCCAAACGAGTATCTTTCTCTAGCTTTGTATCTAACGTTGCCAGTATCGAAATCACCTTCCATCGCAGTTTTTAAAGCTGCTCTTTGGAAAAGCTTCATTCCATTAGGCACATCAGTAATAATATACCAACTATCAGTATCAGTTAAGAAATTGTTCACTCTATATCCTTGAGGAACCATTCCCATAGACACGATAGCATTGATATCATTATCTGCTGTTCCAGTTCTGCCTTGAGATTTTGTCAATCTTTCAGCTGCAAACTGGTTTGCCGAAGGAACTACCATTTTCACAGCTTTTGCCGCTACTCTCAATCCACGTTCATCAGTCATTCCAGCAATGTCGATCAATGCTTGTTCTAATGAAGTTTCATTCAAGTCTGCTTGCGTAGTTAAAGTGTTTTTAACTGCTGTTCCACTAACCGTTGAGTGATTAGTAGAGAACAGAGAAACCGCGTCACCTGAATCGTAGTTATCCGTAGACGGAAGACCTTGAATCAAGGGTGAAACAGCTTTCACTTGTTTCGCATTAGACATAGAACGTGCTAAAGCTTTTGTATATCTGGAAGCTAGTCTATCGTAGAGATTATCTTCGATAGCTTCTTCTGTGATTGCAAATGCCAAAGCAATTGTGTCATGAGTATAACGAGCTGTGTAAGTTTCTTGCGCTTCATCAAATGATACGCCAGATCCTTCTGGTTTTACTTCTGCGTTAGCGAATCCTGATAACATAACTTCCTCTTCGAAAGCTCTGTCAGAAGACTCGGTGGTATAAATTTCAGTGTGCTGATTTTCATACCTTTTGTACTCCAGGCCAAATAGTGCATTTAAACCTGGTTCTAGTTCTTTAACTAGTTGTGTTCTTGATATTGCCATGTTTTTTTGCTCCTATTACGCGCTATCAATGATTTCATTTAAGTTCTGAATAACATTAACTGAGCAGTAAGCTGCTGTTAAGTCATCATTTTCAGGATCTTCAGCAGAACCCAAAAACTTCCATGTATCATTTGTTGCGTGTGTAGCTCCAATATTTAGTGTTGCGTTTGATTTTCCAGTTGCAGTCGATCCCGAAGTTGTATTGAAACCAAAAGTTTCAAATAACTCTTCGTGAGCTAATACAACAGTTGCTGCTACTGCAGCATCCGTTCCACATCTGTAGATTTGGAAAGGATTATCATAAACGAACGCTTTGATATCTTCACTGTTAGCCGGAGTAATACCACCTGCAAAGTAGTTTGACCAAGTTGGCTTGTTTGTCGTAGCCGCGTTATAAAAAACACCTTGTAAAACACCTAACGTTACAGTTGTTGCTGAACCTTGAGCACCAGTTATAGATCCGGCGGAGCTGTAAACAGCTTCCCCGTTATATATCGCGGTACTATCAGCATTGTCTATCCAGTATTGACCGTATCCTGCAGTTGCTGGGGATTGCCCAAGCACTCTTGAAGGAATAAGACCAAATCCTGCGCTATTTTTATTAGCCATAGTATTTTCTCCTTTGTCCACCGAAGTGGACGGGTTAATTTAAATCGATGAGTAGGAATAGTTAAAAAATTAACTTTTCTTTGTACCACCGAAGGTTACACGAGTCTGCCTATCAACATTGATTGGCATACTCTTATGCTCTTCCTTCATTAAATCGTGTTCAACCGCTTCTTCCTGACCTTCTGCTTGTTTTGCATAATAATCAGTTCTTTGCTTCGCGATCTCTTCAGGTACCCTAGCGAGCACTAGGCCGCCAACCCCAATGATCCCCTTGTATTTTCCTTCAGTGACTACAGGATAATCAGTACCTTTATATTCATCGGCTCTCACCAATTCATAACCGGATCTTAATCTTCCAGAGATATTTTTAGTGTCTTGAAACCCTAAACTCTCTGCCCGTATCCATCTGTGCCTGAATCCATCAGGTGCAGGGGGTGCATCTAGAGATGATGGAGGAGTCCACACTTTTGGTCTTTCAGTATTTGACCGTGTTTGACTCGCACGTGAGGTTGTTTGTTCTTTTTTCATTTTACGCTCCTTCCGTGAGTTTTATTTGTTTCGCGTATTCTTCGAGTGGCACTCCTAATTTTTTAGCTATTGCTACTTGTGAGGAAGTGAGTCTCACAACGTTGCGTCCAGGCTTTACGCTTCTCTGAGCTGAAGCAACCAACTGATTGGTTTTGGACGTTTGCTCTACTTCACCACCTATAGCAAATTTGTGCGGGAAGTCAACTTTTATTCTTTTATTTACTTCAGAATAATAGTTATCCGACTTAGGGTCAAACCCTTCATTCACTAAATCCTTATGGATTTCAAAGGCAGTAAATGTCATGGCTCTATCTTTGCCAAACCATGTATTTCTACTAGCCCATTCTTCCGCTTTAGGATCTGGATCAGGTAATTCCTGTGGTGTTTGCTGTGGTAATCTTCCACCGTCTGAAAGTTGAACAGGTTTTTCCTCTTCAACTGGTTGTTGTTTTCTTTGCTCCAATTTAGCATTCTCAAATGCTAATGTAGCAATTCTTTTATTAGCTTCAACTTGAGCAGTTGCATCTCCAGATTCAATGGCACCTGCTAATTCTTTTTGAGCAGATTCCATTCCTGTTTTTACATTTTTCTCAAATCTAGACCAATAATCAGTATCCATTTTTTTAAATTGAGACTGATCTTGTTTTCTTTGTGATTCTAAAGCTTGAGCATATTCAAGCGCAGCGCCTTCTCTACGTTCTGCTTCTCTCATCTTACGAGTAAGTTTAGCAATACGTGATTGAACACCTTTACTATATTCTTCAAGTTTAGTATCTTCTTCTTTTGGTTCTTCTTTTACTTCTTCTTTAACTTCTTTTACTGTTTCTTGTTCCTTGGTCTCTATTACTTCTTCCTTCTTTTCTTCTGGTAAAGTTACATCTACTTCAGGTCCTGAAGTATCTAACTCTACTTTTTTGTCTTCCTGTTTTATTTTATTTTCTTCTGGCATAGTTCCTTCCTATGTTAATATTTGTGCAGGATATCTGTTGGATCCTGTACTGTTGCTAAAACTTCATCTTCATTTAAAAGACGAACTTCCCCACCTTCAATTTCTATACGTGATCCTGCATAACGCGCAAAGACCACCCAATCACCGACCTTGCACCACGGACCTGTTGGATATCTCTCTTTATCCTTATAACAAGAATCTCCCATCGCAATTACGTTTCCGCATTGTGATGCAACTTGTTGTCGGTCTATAGTTTCATTTCCTAGTAAGATTCCACCTTTAGTTTTTTCATCTATTCTGAATGGTAAAACTAGTAGCCTCCAACCAGTAGGTTTAGGTAATTTTGTTTTTTCTGTTGTGACTTCTTTTTGTTCTTCTGATCTTTTTAAACCAACTAAATCTTTATTTGGTAAGTGGATCTTTGCCGTTTCGTTTGATGTCGACGACTGTTCCTTCATTTTGCTCCTTCTCATTAAGCAGGTTAGAGATTTCCTGTTTAGTTGCCTCTAGGGCATTTATTTGTCCGATAATATACTTGTATGTCTCCATACTGTCAACCCCTCCGGACGTTACTGAGATTGCCAATTGTTGTATTCTTTTATCTAATCCTCTTTGAAGTTTATAGACTACAGTTTCTAGATTCATATTAAATCTTTATAATATGCCTCATAACTTTCATTAGATGCATATTCATCACCTAATTTGCTGTTTATATGCGATCCAATGTATTTTTCTTTTGGAGGATATACAAAATCTGTTTTTGTTTCACTTAATATCTTTTCTGGCTGTTTTACAGCTGGTTTTCTTGAATTACCATTAAAGGGTCTATATCTTGGGTTTACCATTATTTTAAAAATCCTTTGGAGGATAGTAATGTTTTACTAAATTTTCAGTTTTTTTTACTGATTTTTTTAATTTTTTAAGACTTTTATCTGTTTTAGAGAAAGTTCTATCTAAATTAAATTTAGCTGCATCTAATTTTGCTTTAGCCGCTTTAGATTTAATCTTGTCA